GATGCCGTCCCACCGCCAGTCGTCTCGCCCGTGCAAGTTCCCGTTCCCGCTCCGGTGCAGCACGAGTGAGGCGTGCTGGCCGCGGTGCAACCTTGATTCGTGTCGATTCCCGGCTGCGCCATCGCCGGACGCGGAATCAGCAAGGCGAGCAGCGCGAGACACAGCAAGTATCTCCTAATGAGCATAACACCCATAACAATGCTTCGAAATCGTAAGGTTGCGAATAGTTATATCTGTCAACACCGTCCCCAAATGATTTTGTTGCTCCGACGGGTTTGGCAACGGAAACGTGCAACATCCCGTGCACGTTCCCGTAAGTGTAAGATTATTGACCGTTGCATCAACCCCGTAGTCGCCCCCGCCCGGCGTCGGAGTGGCGGCGGGCGTGTTCGTGCAATTTGCCGATGTTGGACAGCCGTGACAATACCCTACTACCGTAAGGTAGCGAAAGGTTAAATCAACATACGGCGAAGGAGACGGCGACGGTGTTGCGGTCGCAGTAGTAGTTGGTGTCGCCGTTGCAGTTTGTGTCGTGGTTGCTGTCGCAGTTGCAGTTGGTGTGCTCGTAGCCGTAGCCGTTGCAGTCGTGGTCGCGGTCGCAGTTACCGTGGGAGTAGCCGTAGTGGTTGGCGTAGGACTCGGCGTCGGTGATGCCGGTAGAAGTGCAATTAGTGTACCACCAATACCACTACCGCCTTGAGTCGCTTCAATGTCTCCTGTAGGACCAGACGACAATCCTAGTTCATAAACACCAACATATCCTTGAGTCGTGCCGTAGACCCCTGTATAATTCCAACCCAAGGAAAACCCGCTTGGAGGCGTGATCGCTGCATTGGATGCAGAAACGACGAAGTATAGTAATGCTTCACCATTTTGTGCTAACGTAATTCCAGAACTAGGTCCATAAGTGTCAATCGGCGTGGAATTATTAACCCCGCGAAGGTCGATTATCCCTGCACTAGATTGATTAGCACAGGGAAAAGTCGTAGTAGCACCTATATCACCGGAGAGCACTACCTTATAAAATTCTACCGAACAGGAATATCCGGTACTGTACGGGTTAATAGAAGTCCATCCTGCCGGCGGAGAACCTGCGCACCCACCATTATAATAAGCATCGCAAGAACCAATTTCAACGTCTCCTACTTGTTGTGGTGCGCCGGTATTCGTATTTACTGCCACTGGCGAAGTGTAAGTAGGTGGAGTATCAAATTGGGAAGACCATGTGTTGATAACGCTGATTTGTGCCCACGCAGGCAACGACCACGCCAACAGCGCGGCGACCATGAGCAACGGTTTAATCATTACCCACAATCCCGTCTGTGACAAACCCGGCGGCATCGTATGTCGCAACCGTAGCTACCCATCCGCTAGGTCCGCCGGGAATTGGCAGCGAATTTCTAAAAAAGTCTCCTTGCACAAACGTTCCAGAAAAGTTCGCAATGTTCTTCGGATGCGTCGTTAAGAACCCCCTAAAACGCGGCTGGCCGTTATTGGGAAACGCAGCAGGAGTGCCCGCGTTGTTGGTTTGGGTTACGTTCTGCTCGTAAACAACCGTTCCCGTGGCAATCGTATAGACTTGTCCACCGGCGGTTATTACACGAAAGTCCCAATAGTATATCGGACCAACACTTACCAACCCCTCGTAGTCGGCAGAATAGACGTTGATTGCGAGAACATTTGCCGGCGAGCCGGTAATTTGGCCCGCAGGCGAGGAGACGGTCGTAATGTGCTTCTGGATTATTGCATCGGCGTCCGGGAGATTGGGCGATGACTTAAGCGTAAAGTAGGCGTCGGTAAGGACGTCATCTCCCGCTGCGAGACCCGGCGCGGCGCCGCTAAACGCACGTCCGTCGCCGAGTTGCCAGTCGGATATAACTTGGGCGTAACCGCCGATGATGCTGTTCGGGTCGATGAAGGGCAAAGCATTAAACTCCCACCAAAATTATAGGGGTAATTTACCCCTGTTATTTGTATGCCTTGCTACCCTTTTTCCCCTTCTTTTTGAACTTTTTGTCCTTCATCATCTTACCAAACATTCCTTTGGAGCCCTTGTCATCTTTCTTCTTCTTGTGGTAACTTCCGGCGCCCATTTACTTTCTCCTTTTGCCGCGCTTACCTTTCGCGCGCCGCTGTTGATTTAGAGCAATCGCGATGGCTTGTTTACGCGAAGTAACCCTCTTGCCACGTTTTGAGCCGGAATGCAACGTCCCGCGCTTAAACTCCGACATAGTTTTGTGGACTTTGTCCTTGCCGTGGTACGACCCTGCTCCCATACGACACCTACTTAGGATACACCGTCACTGTGATGTTCGGCGACCCACCAGCCGGAATGCAATCAAGACGATTGTTAGGCGCGACCAATTCCACATACGTCGAGCCTGCTAGTATTGGCATTCCTACCACTGTCGTCGGCGTGACCTTTGGCGCCCCGTTGATTGACGTCCCAAACTCACACCGAATCAGGTTCGCGGGGTCTTCGTTCGTGATTTTGTACGCGAGGTTCGTGCTGCCGGCGCCGGTTACAACTGTTGTCACACCAGACATCGACGCGAAGTTTGTTACAACCGGCGGTGTCGTCGTAATTGGCCCGGCGGTTTTGGTTACGTCAGACGAAATGGGGACCGGCGCCGCTCGTGCTACCGTAGCGACGAACAAGCCAATAAGAACAAATGCGAGTGTTCGCTTCATGGCGTTACCTGTTCGCATTGAACTTGAGCAGAATCCCGTAAATCCCAAACACGCTCGTACCGGGGTCAACGATGGAGAACTCTAAGAAGTCTGCAACGCCCGTAGCATTTGCGCCAATCAAATACGGCGTTGCGAACTGCCACGCCACATTATACGGATTGGTTTGCGTTGCAACGGGAACCGCTGACAACGTAACGAGCGAAATCGCACCACCGGGCGAAGCGTTAATTGATGCCGCTACGTTGTTCACATACGAAGTTTGGTATGCGAGTGGAGTGAGCGACGTAAGCGCAGCGGTTCCAACGCTATAAACAAGGTCAAATCCTGTGAACAAGCCACCCGCTTGCACCTCACTACCCATCGGTGCGTTGACACTAATAGCAGTAAGCGCCGATAACGCTCGTTGAACCGCACGTGCGAGATTTACGACCGCAATCGTAGTCGCTGCTCCCGCAGTTTTAAGTTGATAGTAATTACCCGCCGCTATACGAGTGTTGGTCCACGTCCCACTGGCGAAGAACCAGCCATTCGTTGACGCCGGAACCCAAATTCCCCTCTGTCCAAGGGGAAGATTAGCATTTGACAAGTTATTCTCTCCTATTCAAGCATTTCGATGCCTACGAAGACTGTTCCGGCGAAGCCGTTAGCGGCGGTGTCCGTGCGGGCGCGTAGGTACTCGACGGGTTTGTCAATAAGCAAGTCGCCGCCGCCAAAACCTATACGACCAAGCTCCTCAACCGTGCCGGTGTCGGTGGCTTGACCGTATGGCGAGTTTGCTTGACCGGGCAAACCGGCGATGAGTTCTTCGATGATAACATCACCGCCAGTCCAACCCACGCCAACGGCGCTAACCCGCGCCGGGAATACGCGCTTCCCACCCGATGCGGTAAAGACCCACTTGCCGGTCGTACCTGCCGGTGACCCACTACCTAATAGTTGGCGCATGACTCACCTATACAGGGTTTGTCCCGAACCAACCCTTGTAATCGCTGTAACCGAAGCTAAACGCCTCGGCGCATCCGACCCAGTTCGTGCGTGTGCGCCAATCGTAATCGGAGCGCACGGCGAAGCGTTCGCGCTGGTACGACTTGACTTTGTGTTGGGATTTCTCGGCGCCCATAAACCAATATTTGGCGTTGAGCAAATAATCCCATACTTCGCACGAAGTCTTGCCGCGCGTTACGTTGTCAACGCGATTGGCGGTGTCGGGGCGACCCGCTGATTTGGTGATTTCCTCGCCCACGAACTCAAGCTGCGGTGGGACCACCAACATCTTCATGTCCAACTGAATGCGCCGCACACCGGTCTCGTCGAACAACAGGCGAGCGAGCGTGAGCATATCGCGATACGAGGTCACGCTCAGAGTTGACGGCGATGCGAGTACGTTCGACTGAAGCTGTCCAGCAGCACCGCCACCACGAATCAGTGGATGAGATGCCGAGAAGAACGACACAGCAGTACCACCAGATGGGGTGTCGTAGCCGGTGTTGGTGAACCCGTTATTAAACAGGTCCGCATGGAGCACTTCTTCGGTTTGGCGCCCGCTATACCCCATATCCTTTGAGCGGTCATTCCAAATGTTCATCTTTCCATCGCGGATGAACTGGTGCGAGAACCCTACCGCGAGCGTGTAATCAATGTGATCGTAACGTATTGACAAGCCGGGTTCAAACTTATCTGTTGGGGTTTCTGTTTCTTCATCAGTTCTCTGCAAGAGGCCGACGCCGGTCATCGCATAATCTTCCTCAAACGCGGACGTACTCGTCATCGTGTTGAAGAACATCTGGAATTGCGGCTTTTTCTCGCGATAAGAAAACTGTACGACTTCCCTGATACCGGGGAAGAAAAGGCGCTGAAATTGCGCTCGTGTGATTGCTGCCACTTAAATGAACCTCCTTATCCCTGTAGCACAGTCAGCATTCTGACAATTGCGCGTGCATTTGCGCCGTATGCGTTCGACGCCGGGTCGTTGACGAGACCGATGATTCTGAATTGGGTTCCGGCGCCGCCACCTACGTTGATGGACTGGCGCGATTGACGATATTGCGGGTCAGGAGCGGCGTCGAGAAGGTTCACAGCGCCGCCGACTTGTGCGAGCGAAAGCGTATCCGCCTGCACGTTGAACTCGGCGCCGTTGTCCTCGACACCAAGTATAGTCGGGTAGGGCGTTGAGCTACCGGTGAGGTAATCAATGCTAACTGGACCTTGTCCGTTCATCACATTGGGGTTTGCTTGAAACACAAATCCGATGCAAACACCGCGTACAGTATCGCTCGGACCCGCTCTATACGCATACCCCGCGTTGTCGAGCGCGTAGGCGTCACCGACTGCGAGGTCAGTAGATGCATTCCCACCGCTGCTTGCGTGACGCGGCGCCGTAGTCGGGCGCGTTACCACGTTCATTTTTGCTCGCCCTACGGGGAACGCTGGATTGAACCCCAAGGCACGAAAGACGTTAACGTAAGCCATTTTCTTCTCCTATTCTGTCGCCGTGACTTGCTCGCTGGCGGCATTTTTTGGCGTAACCTTTTCTACTTTGCGGTCAAGTGCGTAGCGCCGTTGACCACGCGGATATTGTGCTCCATTGCGTGCTTCTTGTTCTTTGTTGTCTCTGCCGGGTGGCGGCGGTTCGGTGGCGGCGACAGCGGCATCGCATACGCGCTTCTGAGCAGCGTACTGGCGCTCGATGAGGATTTTGGGCTTCTTTACGCAAATCTGCGTGCCAACGACGTGGTATCCATCGAGCGGACCACCGTACTCAGAGCCAGCCTCTGACTTAAACTCCGCTACGCCAATCTCTTTGCGCGTAACGGGAACCCACTGCTCGCCCATCATCTCGGAGAGTTCTTCCTTGCGAATGAACTGATACCCCATCAACGGGTCAGGATTCGGGATTGTGAAGATTGACTTATAGCGTACATCCGTTTCGTCCTTCTCCGGAATCGTCCACGAATGCCCCTCGCTGTCGATATGGACGCCGGCGACCTCAATCGACTTCACCTTAATCCCATCCGGCTTCGGCGGAATCTTATCTGGTGCTATGTTCGTAGACTCCGCCGCTTTCGCAGTCTCCACCCCCGCTGCTAAAGCAGCTTCCCCACCCCGCCCCGCTGCTCCGCTATCGCTTGGGTCGCCTACGAAGTCAAACTTGTCATCTTTCTTTTTATCAGCCACCTTGTTCTTCCTCCGCTTGGATTGCCAATCGACTACGAACCCACGCCTCAGGGCTTACGCCCATGCGTTTGCGAGCAGCGTCGGCTATGCGAAAGTCTTTTTCATTGGGATAAAGGTCTTGCATGGTTCTGGCACTTCCACCGCCTCCACGAGGACCACCATTACCTAAGCGGTCACTGGAGTCAATCTCACGATGAATCTCACGGAGCGTAGGACGGCGGTCAGAGCGCGTGTCACCGTTGTTGCCATTTTTGTTCTCGCCGATTTTGCCCGCTTTGAGGCGCCGGGCGTACACGAGCGAAGCCACCGCCATAAAGTCGCCCGGTTGGACGTCTTGTAGCGTCTTACCACCGTGACGGGAAATAGTCCTTGCCATCTCCGCGTCGGCTTCTTTTATGAACTCCGGGTCGTTAAGCACGTCCTCGCCGTATTCGGCGATTGCTTCTTGACGGTCTTGAGCCATCGACGCCTGCCAACGGGCGTGCTGGTCCCGGCGCGCGTGCTCGGTACGTCCTTGCTCGTCAACTTTGTCGATGCGGGCGAGAATGTTTTTACCAAAATCCTCGAACATTCCCGTAAGCGCATCAACGGCGGTGTCGGGGTCGCTGAGAGCTTTTTGCAACGCAGCTTTGTCGGGAAGTTTTAAAAGGGGTTCGTCTTTGACCTCGCCCTTTTTATCTCCCCCTCGAAGCTGATTCTCCAAAATGGAGTTTTGCCCTTTGAGGAATTCAACGGTCTGACGATCAATCGCCCGTTCTTCTTCCATCTTATCAAGACGGGCTTGGAGTGCGGGCGAAATCGCCACGTCATCTTTTTTGTCTCCGTCCTCGTCCTTTTTATCGCCGCCCGGTTCGTCGTGGTCGCCTTCGTTAATCATCTCGTTGATCGGGTCATCGAGAAACGAGAACGGTGCGTCATCGGCGCCGGGTTGCCTTACGGAAGGCTCTTTCTTCTCAGTGTCAGTCGCGACTGTCATTAGAATACTCCTTCATTTGGTCTATTTGCTATTAAAATTGCGCTAAGCCCTGACTCGTCGTCCTCTTCGAGCAACTTCTCGCCCGGCTCTTCGCTCTTGGGAAGTACGGCATCGGGTAGTAAGAGCATATTACGAAGCGCGTCGGCATACCCGCGATTGTACTCTTTCTGGTTCATATCCGGCGCCGCAATGCACATTTCTGTCGTGCGTACAAGCTCTTTGATAATCTCGTGACGCAACAACTGATATTCCGGCGTATCGCGGTATTCTTTTGCGGTCATCATGTTAGTCGCCCATTTAAAGGGGTAATTTACCCCTGTTACCTACCAAACGGGATTAACGGAACGAACGTAATCGCCATTGCGACCAATACACCCGCAAGGACAATTCTTATCAAAGGTCGGGCTGGCGTTGGCTCGACCATCAACATGAATGCGACCGTGCAAAGCAAGCACTCGATCAGAAATTTTACTAATAGTTCTATTCCCATATTATTGCCTCGCGGGTTGTGGGGCGCTTGGGGAAGCCCCGGCGTCCTTAACTCCCTCCGCCTTAGTTCCCGGCCCTTGATTGCTACCCGGTCGTTGATTCGCCGGTTTGTTTTGCGTGATTCCCTTATTCGCCATCTCCTGAGCCATCGCAACAGCCTGTATCTGCTGCTGTTGACGCATAATTTGCTTCGCCTGTTGCATCTTAATGGTCTCTTGAACGTGCTCTTGCAATAGCGCCCGCGCCTCTGGCGTCAACGTCTCTTGTAGCTTCGTATCTGCCATGAACACCGCGTGAACTTGCAAATGTTCATCTTGATTCTCACTCATCGTTGGGCCTTTGGGCTTTTGACCTGCGGCCATTTGATGATTTTCTACGTTGGGTGGGTCGCTCATCGGGCCGGTATCCGGCTCGTGCAACGGAACGCCGTTGTAGTGAAATAGCTTAAAGATTTTGTCCATTGCCATTTTAATGGTATCTGGACCAACAATCCCCATTTGAATGAGCAATTGATTCAACAGCAACGACAACATATCCATCGCGAGTTGGCGCTGGAGTTGTTCGTTGATTTGCTGTAAGTTCGCGGTTAGACGGAGGAGGATTTTTCCTTGCAATCGGTCTTTTTCAAATCGTTTTGTGATTTCGACACCTCCAGCGCCGCCCGCTCTAAAAATGCGCTCACGTGGTCCATATTGCTGATAAAGGCCAAGTATTCGGTGTAGTTCTTCCTTGAGACTCCTAACAAATCCTTCGACGATGTCCTCTGTCCTGAGGTCAAGCGCCGAAGCAGTCCCGACGAATTCGCTAGCCGACTGGCGCTTTGATGTAAACTGTCCAATAGCTGGGTCGGTAAGTCCGGCTTGTTCTCCTGCATATCGTTTGACAAGTTGTTCCTCCTGAAAACTGAATGTTGGTCGCCAGTTTGTTTGAGGGAAGTTTACGCCTTGGGGGTCGGCTACGGGGAACAATTTGCCGGGCTCGATCTTTATGATGCCTTGTTTGAATCCAGCGGTGGCTTTGTAGAACCCAAAAGGTACGTTCGTGAGCAAACCGGCGTCGAGTCTTTGATTATGAATGGCGTCCATTTCAGCTTGGGAATTATGAACCCACTCCGCGAGTCCCATACTGAAAAAGCGTCCCGGCTCTTTAATAAAGTCGTATTTGATTGCGCTTCGTTTTCCATCTTTGTTTAAGTCCTCAATGCGTTGTACGCGAAGTATCTTTTTCGGGCGCACGGCATACCAAACGACCCACTGTTGAGCTTTGGCAAGAAGGGATTGAATGCCGTAAATGTCATCGGTGGTTTTGGCGCCGTGCCACCAACCTTCCCATTTGTAAATTTCGAGCCATCGGCGCTTGGGGTTGTTGGGACCGCTATCGGTTGAGTCCGTACCTTCTTCGGAATCTTGCTCGCGCGTTTGTTCGCGTTCGATGTAATCGCCGACTTTTACATCGGCCATGCCGAAGATGCGCTTGTTTTCTTCTTCGCCGTAGTCGATGAAGAATTTATCATCAAGAGCTTCGCGGTACATTTGTTCATCGGCCCATAGGCGATAACCAAAGAACGGAAGGGTGTCAACAGTTGCAGCTGAGTTGACTACCGCGAGGTCTTCGAGATTGAGGCAATGATTCTTAACCCCGTTGAAGATGACTTCGCGGCGCCAAATATCCGCCACGAGCTTCGGCATCTCGCCATCTTCCATACAAATGGAAAACACAATGCGAGCATCTTCGAGGTTGTTTGGACCTACGAGTTTATAGACGCCGGGGCGCTTTTCGTCGCCGATGATTATGGGGACGTCCTTACCCCACGCCGATTTATCGGCGAGAATCTCTTGCTTGCCCTTCTCGATGAGTTCGGTAATCCCGGCTGGCTCGTTGTCCTCGTCGAGATTAAGGATTTCCCAATCGCGCTTGGAATGCAAGAAACGCGTTTCGTTCTTGTACGTAGGCACGGACAAGCCAATACCTGTAATGAGCGTATTATGGATGATGTCTTCAAAATGCTCTTTGAGGTGAACAATCTCGCGTAGTTCCCACTCGAACCACTGGTTCATCTCGCCAAGAGCTTCGGCGTCGAGTTGCTCGTCAATCTTGAATACTTCGGTAATCTTCTCCCCGCCAAAGATTGCTTTGATGATGCGCCCCTTCATCGTCTCGACCATTGACGAGGTGAGGGGAACGCGGATGTTGCTGGCGCCCTCAAACGGAAAATTTTTATTTTCCTTCGTTCCGCGCCAATTCTTCATCATCTCAAGCATATTGGTCTTGAAAGGACGTAGAACTGATTCGGAATCGGCGAAGTCGTTTTCTATCCACTGACCGAGGGCGTTGGCTTCTTCGTCGGACAACTTTATATCGCCCGGTCCCCCATTTTTGCCACGACGAATTAGCGCCGCGTACAACGCGCCTTCGTCGATGACTTTAACGGGAACTTTCCCGTTAGTTGGTATAGGGGTTGCCTGAGCCACGCAATTCCTCGTTCATTAGGTCAAGTGGTTCGATTTCGCCTTGTAATGCTTCGTAACCAATCATCCCGTCGTGTAGGGCAACGGCGACGTAGCGGATGATATCGGGAAAGTCTTTGTGTTTCTCTTTGGGCTTCTCCTTTAAGCCACGTTCGAACCTACTACCTCTAGCCCAGTCCTCCCAAGTGTACCTGTCGAGGCAGTAGATTGGTCCGTCTTTTCCTTGACATGACTCCATGAAGAACATACGAATGGGTTCGTCAAACATTTCTCGCACCACGAAATGTCCGTGTGCGAGGTCGTCATTTCC